TCAACGTTTTACGCGGTTCTCTAGATGCTTTTCTAGCATCGCTCTTGCCTTACCTTTTCTCGCGCATTCGATGGCTGCAACGGCCATCCATTTTTCGACGTTTTCAGAGAGAAAAACGGCAATTCCACCCGCGATCAATGGGCTTAGATGTCCTACTCTTTTGCTGTTCGAGAGGGCGGTGTAATTGACCCCCACAGCATTGGCAATTTCTTGATGTGATGCGCGTTGAAGTGCGCGGTCTAGCAGCGTAATGCTTTGTTCCATTTCGCTCTCCTTTGAAAAGTCAAGGATATCACTAGTCATTAGGTCGGATATATAACGACTCGTTAGGGTTCCTGTAGGCTTGCATGTCACGACTCATTAGTCGTTAGGAGGGCCACCATGAACAACGATTTACGCACCCAGCGAGTCACACAAGGGGGAGGCCCTCGGGTGGCCCCGGGTTCTTCTCCCGGCTCTGCTGGGTGCACCAGGTCAGAAATCCCCTATACCCACGCGATCCACGCCAAACGCTGCCACGAAGCCGGTAAGCAGGGCAAAACACTGGTTGGCCAGCATGTCCAGGTCAAGACCTACAAAACCACCTGCTGCGCCCGCATCGTTACGGCTTGGGATACCTCTGACGGCTTGGAGATGTGGCAGCTTGACCTGCTTGAGCCGATCAAGGGGCGGATTTCTTCACCAGCTCGATTTGTTCGTCAGTGTTCGGGTCTGGATGGCCTTTGCAGCTGTGCAGCCGAGACTGCCGACCGGGCAAGCGCAGCGCCGCACGCGTCGGCTGAATCGGCCTTGGAGGGCGTGAGGTGCTTGTAACACCTCACTTTAGTCCGGAAAACCGGAAAAACACCCCGGAATCTGATTCCGTTGATGACTTATTCCCTCGTTCCAAAAAGATCGACGCTGCGAACTCATTGACCTGGTATCCGGTGCCGCCGACCAAAACGCAACTCGTCGGTTTTTGCGACTGGATCAGCATCTACCAGCGTCACGGATCTGGCCTGCCTGTTCTCTGTGATGGCGCATTCATGCGGATCGACAAGCACGGGGAGACCGTGAATACCACGCTCAAAAAGCTACGTGTCGAGGGCAGTCACGAGACGGCAATCTTCATTCGGTGCGATGGTGAGACAGTTTGGTTTGAGGGCAACGTAAGCAAGTTTGGCCGACAAGACAACGTGTTCGGCTACAGCTTCCGGCAGTGCATCTTGCGCATCAATGCCTTGCTTTCAGAGCATGGACTGCCGCCGTTTACTGACGGTGAACGCTTCATCACTAACTTCAAGGGTGAGCCTCGATCCGTGTGGACTGGTGCCATTGTTACCCGTGTTGATTTGACACAGAACTTTTCTACTGGCTCGAAGGAGAACGCCTACTACTTCATGCGTTACCTGGCAGGCCAGCAAGCCTCAAGGTTGAAGACGGGCACCCATGGAGAAGGCGAGACGGTTGATTGGGGGCGTGGATCTCGCCGGATCTATTCAAAGGCCTATCTGAAGGGGCCAGAGCTGCGCAAGCACTCGCAAGGCGAGGACTATCTCGGTCATCTTGCCGACTGGTGCGATTCGGTGGGTCTTGTCCGTTTTGAGACCACATACAAGGCCACCAAGCTGCATGACATGGGTTGCCATTACCTCGGAGGTTTCGACATGAAACAACTCGAATTGGACTTTGAGCAGCGCAAGGAAGTCCTCACGCGCCAAAGCGTTGAGGTCGAGGATCTGACCGCCTTGCCCAAAGCAATTTTGGGCACCTATCGCATGTGGCAGTCTGGCGATGACATTTCTTCGAAGCTGAAGAAATCGCAGTTCTACCTCCACCGTAAGGCGTTGCTTCCGTTCGGCGTTGATATCGCTATCAAAAGCAATGTCACCCAGTTGAAACCGCGTACCAGGGTAATCATGCTCGGCCCTGTCACGCCTCCTGATTTTTACGAGCTTCCCACCATCGAAAGGAAACGTTATGGAACTCACGGTTGAAGTCATCGGCATGAAAGCATTCAAGGGCAATGTGCAAGGTGACGCCATCGACAGCGGCAAGCTGTTCACTCGCACCAAGCTCAACGAGCGCAACAACCGCCCTGGTGAACTCTTCGCCAAAGGCGAAGCCATTGAAGAGTGGAAGCTGCCGAACGCTGATGCGGTTTTCCGTCTCCAGCATCTGCCCATGCCCTTCATGTGCAAGCTCGAAGTCGAGCGAGTCTCCAACGGCAAGGAAACGAAAGAGATCGTGATCGAGGCCCGCCCGGTTGACCTGGCTGTCAAACCGGCTCAGCTCCAAAAGGCCGCGTAATGTCGCAAGCCGTCAAACCTGACGACAAGGACGAACCGCTGTTCGTTCCTTTCCAGCCCTACGAAAGCCTCAAGCGCATTGATGGCGAAAAGATCGCCCAAGGCGATCAGTTCTGGCTCACGCTGCACGGATCCGAGGGCGCCAAGGTTCATATCGCCCTGGACGTGCTTGCTGCTGCTGTGGGTTGTCTTCTGCCCTACCTGGTAGGGCGTGAAGAGCAGCGCGACGGTTATGCCTCAATGCTGGTGGAGGTCTGATATGCCGATCTGCAACGAATGCAACTACTGCGATTTTCAGCCTGCACCTGGTGAGTTCTTTGAAACGACCGAGGAACAGGTTATGCAGTGGGCAGCCGAGGGTCAATGGGATCAAGCAGAGATCGATGAAGCCATGGCGGATATCGGCAATCTCATGTGCCCTGAGTGTGGTTCGTCTAACGTGCTTAGTGATTGATTGCAACTGGTAGCCCTCCAACGTCGGGAGACGCCGAGGGCTATCGGGTGCAATCCCCATGTCGGGGAACACCGTAACTGGAGTTCTTCATGAAAAAACGTTTCTTCTCTCGCCTGGTCGCTTTGCAAGCTGCAGCCCTGGCTGCTGCCGGTGCTGCTCATGCCGCCCTGCCGACCGAAGTGTCTACCGCCGTTGACACGGCCAAGACCGACCTGCTGGCTGCGATCGCCATGGTGATGGCCGCCATGGTGGCCGTCTGGGGCCTGCGCAAGCTGGCTTCCAAGATGGGCTGGATGTAAGTCTGTGACCTGGTACGCCTCGAAAGGGGCGTGCCTCTCGCACTCGCATCATGGCAGCAGGTACCGTATCCGACCAGGCAGGCCGTGCCTGGTCAACAAACAGCAATTCGTGCGCTGACGTAAAAACCGCATTCACTGCGGCCAATGCTCAGCTTGGCTACCCTTCTTACTCTGCTGTTTCCTGTTCCGCCGACCCGGTGGTCGTCGGCACAAGCGTTTCATTCTCGCCTTCGGGCGTCTGGACGGTCTCGGCCATCACGGCCACGGCCACAAGCTCGGGCAGTGGCACTGGTACGGGGTCTGGTACTGGCACTGGCACGACCACCACAACCTCCGGCACCTTGACTCTCAACATTTCGCTTGAACCTGCGCCGCCGTCAGCAGAGCGCATTCAAGACCTGTCTTTGTTGTTCGGTCTTTCCATCGTCTTCCTGGTTGCGGTCACTGGTGCCAAGCAACTGCTCCAACTCTTTCAGGTCAATCATGAAAAGGATTAACCATGCCCTCCGCTATCGAGCTGTATGTCGCTGGCTTGTTTTTGCTCTCGCTCTGGGTTGCGTTCAAGTAGCCAATGCTGGCTTCAAAACCGCTCAAGCGTCGAGCGGCGCTGTCATCGATTGGGAGTATGGGTTCATCAACCAATCGGCTCAATTCATGCCAGCACCTGGCAGTAAGGTTTCGGGGAATACGGGCTACCTGGTCGCCAATGGCGCCCTCAACGGTGTATCAACTACCCGTCTCCCTGTTGGCCCCAGCTATATCGACGTGACGGCGCGTGTTGTGCCTGACAAGCTCAGTACGGCAAAGGCCATCGTGGGATTCATGAGCAAGGTTGCTTTCCCGTTGCAGATCGGTATCGCTGCCTATGACCTGCTCAAAGAGTTGAACTATGACGCCACGCGTGACGCCTCTGGCGCGCTCAAGTTGACCAAGCCCGACCCGGATGCTTGCACGGCTGCGCCCTGCTTTGTTTTCTCCACGCGCACCCCTCAGAACATCAGCGCCCAGACGCCGTACCTGTCCAGCCGTCGCCTTGCGTGTGAGCGTGCCAGGTCTCAGTACTCTGCCTGGGGCAACCAGACTTATGCAGTCGTCAACGACAACTACAACCCGAACTATGGCGTTGGTTCGTGCTATTTGTCCAACGTCTACAACGGTACGACCTATTACACCGAGCTGCCTTACTTCTACCAGAGCACCTCCCCGACTGCTGCTAACCCTGTGCCTGCCACGCTGCAGGAGTTGCAGGACAAGATCGCCAGCGAGTCAGGCTGGCCCAGCTCGTCCAGCTTGCCGCAAGCCGTTGTCGATGCCGTCCAATCTGGCGAGCCTATAACGGCTCCTGCGCCAACTGTCACCGGGCCAACCTCAGTCAATGGCCCGACTACGACCACCAATGAAAACGGTTCAACAGTCGAGCGCAAGACGGTCTACAACATCAACTACAACAACAACCAGGTGTCTTACACCACTGTCGTCACGACCACGACCAACAACGCCGGCAACGTCACGACTAAGACCGAGACCACGACGAACGATCAGCCCGTAGACGAGTGCACCAAGAATCCCAGCTCGTTGAACTGCGCCACGCTCGATGTGCCGGATGACACCATACCTAAGACCACCAAGAACATTGCTTACACCGCCGAAACCTGGTTCGGTGGTGGTGCCTGCCCTGCTGACAAGTTCCTCACGACCCACGGTCAGCAAATCAAGGTCTGGGACTGGCAATCGACGTGCAGCAACCTGGTTACCTACTTCCGCCCGGTCCTGCTGATCGTGGCGGGCGTCATGGCGATGTTTATCGTTCTTCCGAAGGGGGCAGGCGCATGAAGCTCGGAACGTGGCTTATGGCCCTGCTGCAGCCTGCCATTGGCCGCATCCTGGCGGTGCTGGGCTTCTCGGTCGTCCAGATCACTGGCCTGACTCTGGCAATCAACACGATCCGCGACAAGGTGATTCAGGACGTAAACGCCCTGCCCGCCGATCTGCTCAATGTCTTTCTGCTTTCTGGTGGCGGTGTGGCCTTCGGAATCATCACCGGCGCGATTACGACAAAGCTGCTCATGTGGCAGATCACCAGCTCGACGCGCATCTTGGGCGTCAATCCGGGGTAGGCCTATGCGCATAACCTCTTTCTTCCCTGCTTTGCGTTGCTGGTTCTGGCGTCGGAGCCTTCTTTCCTTCGACAAAACCCGTGATCGAATTCGTGCGAGCGGCTATGCAGGAATTCGGGCCACATCTCCATTACGTTGGGAGCGGCGTATCCGGCTTGTTCGCCGGTTGATTCTCAATCGTGGTCGCCAGGCGGGGTTGGTCATTTCATGATCACCTTAATCACTGGCGCACCTGGTAGCGGGAAGACCCTCTACACGATCTCCAAGCTCTTGATGCCGCTGCTTGGCACCACAGTGACCAAGCACAACGACGACGGCACCACGACCGAGCTGCCAAGGACGATCTACACCAACATCAAGGGCCTTTTGATCGATCACGAGCTGATCGACGAAGCCCGCTTGAACACCTGGCACGAATGGGCGCCACCTGGTGCGGTTATCTGTTTCGACGAGGTGCAAAAGCCGTGGCCACCGCGCCCGAATGGGGCCAAGGTGCCAGAGTACATCCAGCACCTGGAGACGCACCGCCACATGGGCGTCGATTTGATTCTGATGACGCAGCACCCGTTGCTGGTCGATCGCAACCTGGTCAACCTGGTCGGGCGTCACCTGCACATGCGCCGGATCGCCAATATGGCCCTCGCCGTGGTCTATGAGTGGGATCACTGCTCCCGCTCCCTCCTGTACCGCAATTCGGTCACTAAAAGCCCATGGCGCTACGACAAGGCCGTCTACAAGGTCTACAAGAGCGCCGAGGTGCACACCAAACAGCCCAGGAAGATCCCCGGCCTAGTGTGGTTCATCCTGGTCGGCCTGGCTGGATTTGCCTACCTCGGCCCGACCACGTTTAACCGGATCTCCGACCGCGCCCAGGGCAAAACACCTGGCGTATCGGCCAAGACCATGCAGCCGATGACCCCGGCCCAGCTGGGGACGGTTCCCGCACCTGGTCAATTCCCCGCGGTTGCGTCTGCTCCAGCTGGGGCACCTGCGGCCGCAGATCCTGCGCCGCAGATCTCGGGCTGCATCGCCAGCCCGACCAGGTGCACCTGTTTCGATGACAAGGGCCGCAAGGTCGAACAGGATGCCGAGATGTGCACCAGCCTGGCCGAAGTCAGGCCCTCGCCTGTGGACCTGCTCCCCGATACGCCGCGCCTGGCTGTCGCAGATCCCGACGACCTCGATGTGCGCTCGTTCCTGCAAAGCCAGCGGGGCCACATGAGGGCCGAATAGGCCCGCGCCGCAGGCCATGGGGTGGGGGATGGGGCAAGGCCCCATGCAAGCGTCTCCCATCAAACGGCCCTTCGAGGTGGCTACACTGCTATGAAAAAAATAGCTGTAGAGGATCTCGGAGGGGGTAATTTGCTGATAGGTTATGGCCGCGTGTCCAAGAGCAAGCAGGACACGGCACTTCAAGAAGATGCTTTTTCTCGCGCCGGTGTGACCCAGGTCACGACAGAAAAGTGGAGTTCTGTTGGCGCACGTCCCAAGTTGGTGGCCCTTCTGGCCGCCTTGAATCCAGGTGATGTTTTGGTGGTTTGGAAGCTCGATCGGGTAGGCCGCAGCTTGCAGGATCTCTTGCGCATTCTCGATGTGATCCACCAGCGTGGTGCTGGTTTTCGCTCTCTGACAGAGCATGTGGACACGAGCAATGCGGCGGGGAAGATGCTTTATTCAATCCTGGGTGCGGTCGCGGAATATGAGCGGTCGATGATCCGGGAACGGTCAATTGCTGGCCAGGTCGCGGCCATCGAGCGTGGAGCGGTTATTGGTCGACCTCGATCTCTCACGCCTTTTGACGAGGAAGAGGTCTACAGGTTGTGGTGTTTAGGAAACAAAAAAGCCGATTTGATGCGGGCCTACAACGTCCATCATGACGCGATTAATCGTGCAATCTACCGTTTTGAGCAGCCAAACCATCCTCTTTTGCAAAGAAAAAGGCCCATTTTGGGGCCTTTGCTTCGGGACGTAAAATGA